ATATGACTGCTCAGGACAAATCAGGGTTAAGACAATTAGATTAATATGCCAATACCTCAAACAATACGTGTAAATCCGTTAGATTTACAAAAGAATATTGTAATTGGGGTATCTTTACCTTTCAATGCACCTGGTGTTTTTAACAAAACATATAGTACTAAAGATCAAATTAAATCAAATTTAATTAATCTACTATTAACAGATAAGGGTGAACGCATAATGAATCCTGAGTTTGGCACAGATTTAAGAAGATCATTATTTGATAATATGACTAATCTTAATTCAGAAATTTTAAGGCTTAAAATAATAGATTCAATTAATATCTTTATTCCTGAAATAATATTAGGAGAAGTAAAAATAGAACCTAATTTTGATTCTAATATTTTGGATGTAACTATAAATTATCGCCTAGCAATTTCAAATATTCCTGATCAAGTAACTGTACAATTTATATAATAATGTCCCAAGATAACAATATATCATACTTAAATAAAAGTTTTAGTGATTTTAAGGCTAACCTTACAAACTATGCTAAAACATATTTTCCAACAGCATATAATGACTTTTCAGATGCTAACCCAGGAGCTATGTTTATTGAAATGGCCTCATATGTTGGTGATGTAATGTCATTTTATCTTGATAACCAAGTACAGGAAAACTATTTATTATATGCTAAAGAAAAAGAAAATTTATATGCACTGTCATATACTTTAGGATATCGCCCAAAAGCATCATACGCATCTTCAGCCACAATAGATATATATCAAAAAATGCCTATTAAAGTAGGTACAAGTCCTTTAATTCCTGATACCTCTTACGCTTTAATAGTACCTGAAAATACAATTTTATCTTCTACTTCTACTGGAAATAAATTCTTAACTACTCAAAAATTAGATTTTAGTGATACAGGAAGTGCTACTATTACTTTGTATGACACAGATTATTTTTTAATAAAAAATTCAATACCAGCTATATCTGCTGATATTAAAACAACTACATTTAGTTTTAGTAGTCCTCAAAAATTTTCTACTGTTACTATTAATGATAGTAATATTTTACAAATTTTAGATATAACAGACAGTGATGGAAATAAATGGTATGAAGTACCTTATTTAGCACAATCCACTATTTACGAAAAGTTTTCAAACCCAAATTATACTACTGATCAAGTACCTTATTTATTAAAATTAAAACGTACTCCACGTAGATTTATATCAAGAATTTTATCTGATAGTTCATTACAACTAGAATTTGGAGCAGGAGTTTCTAATAAATCTGATAATAATATAATACCAACCCCAGATAATATTCAATTAGGTTTAGTACCAGGTATATCTAATTTGCTAAATAATTATAATCAAGCTTCTATATTTTATACTCAAGAATATGGTTTAGCTCCTTCTAATACAACTTTAACAGTAAGATATTTAACAGGTGGAGGAATAACTTCAAATGTATCTACTAACGATTTAACTAGTATTGATACTTCAGGGATATATTTTAAAAATGGTGATCCTGGAGGAATAATATCTACTACAATAAGATCAAGTATAGCTTCTACCAATCCAGACCCTTCATCAGGTGGAAGGGGTGGAGATGAAATAGAGGAAATTAGACAAAATGCTTTATATGCTCATTCTTCTCAACTACGTGCTGTAACTAAAAATGACTATATTGTAAGAGCATTATCTTTACCTTCAGATTATGGTAGTATTTCTAAAATATATATTACCCAAGATGTTATGGAGAATCCACAACCTTCTCTTGTAACTGCTAATATGCAACCTAATCCATTATCTTTAGATTTATATGTTTTAGCTTACAATTCTAATAAACAATTAGATTTAGCATCAACTACATTAAAACAAAATCTAGTTACTTATCTAAATGAGTATAGAATGGTTACAGATGCTATTAATATTAGAGATGCTTTTTATATTAATATAGGAGTTAATTTTGATATTACTACAATAAGTGGATTTAGTAATCAATTAGTATTATCTAATTGTATTAATGCTTTAAAAGATTATTTTAATATAGAAAAATGGCAAATAGATCAACCTATTGTACTTTCTGAAATTATATCTCTTCTTTTACAAATAAAAGGAGTACAATCTGTTCCTAATATTGAAATAATTAATAAACAAGATACTACAGGTATTATTTATTCTACTTTTGGATATGATATACCTGGAGCTACTCAAAGTGGAAATATATACCCATCAGCAGATCCTTCAATATTTGAAGTTAGATATCCTAATACAGATATTCAAGGTAGAGTTATAACATTATAAAATTAAAAATATGAATTTAGACAAATTAAAAGGACACATCCCAGATAATGTAATTGCTCAAATACCAGGAGTTATGAGTAAGTTTGAAATTAATACTCCTTTACGTTTAGCCCATTTTTTAGCTCAATGTGGTCACGAATCAGGTGGTTTTAGATTAACCAAAGAAAATTTAAATTATAGTGCTAAAGGATTAATGGGTATATTTAAAAAATATTTTCCAACAGAAGCACTAGCTAAACAATACGAGCGTAAACCAGAAAAAATTGCTAATAAAGTTTATGGTGGTAGAATGGGTAATGGACCTGAAGCATCAGGTGAAGGTGCTAAGTTCTGTGGTCGTGGTTACATTCAATTAACAGGTAAGGATAATTATACAGCATTTGGTAAATCAATTAATGAAGATATTGCTGCTAACCCAACATGGGTAGCAGAAAAATATGCACTATTATCAGCAGCTTGGTTTTTTAATAAAAATAAATTACACACTATGGCGGATGGTGGTGCAACTGATGCAGTTGTTACATCAATCACTAAACGTGTTAATGGTGGTACAATAGGTTTACCAGATCGTATCAAACACTTTAAAGAATATTACGCATTGTTAGCGTAAAATAGTTTGGTAGTTAACATATTTATATGTAGTAATTACTAACTATGGCAATTTATAAAATATTTCCCGAAAAGAGTGCTACTATATATTCATTTTATCCAACATTAAACACTGGGTTAGATGAAATATTAGAACTTAGCACTTACTATTCCATTAATGGTACTGATGAAGTATCACGTACCTTAATTCAATTCCCTTCTGCTCAAGTAAGCGGTACAATAGCAACTTTAGTATCAAGCAGCGCTTTTGATGTATATTTAAAGTTATATTTAGCTAACGCTTCATCCATACCCTTAAACTATACTATATTTAGTCATCCAATATCTGGAAGTTGGAATATGGGTACGGGTAGATTAGGTAATTCACCTATTACTACTGATGGGGTTAGTTGGCAATATAAAGACCAATTAAATGGTAATTTATGGTTCACTTCAGCATCTGTTGCAACACAAGCACCAGCAACAGGTTCATATAGAAGTGGTAGTATTAATGGAAATATAGGTGGTGGTTATTGGTATACTGGTTCTCAATATGCTTCTAGTCAGTCATTTACAAATTCAACTTCTAAAGATATTGAATTAAAAGTAACAAATGCTGTAAGTGCAAGTTTTAAAAATATTATTTCTGATTATGGATTTATTTTAAAACATTCATCATCTTTAGAATTTACGACACAACCTAAATTTGAAACAAAATATTTTTCAGGTAATACCCATACAATATATCCTCCATGTTTAGAAATTAGATGGAATGATTTTGTATATAATACAGGCTCATTATCTGTTATAAATTCAGACGCATTTGTTATTTCATTAGGTAACAATAAAGGTGAATTTCAACAAGATTCAGTACAACGTTTCAGAATAAATTCTAGAGATAAATTTCCAGCTAGAGTATTTCAAACTAGTTCAGTTTATTTAAATAATAAAGCATTACCCACTTCTTCATATTGGTCAATAAAAGATTTGGATACCGAAGAAATTGTCGTAGATTACGACACAACATACACTAAAATTAGTTGTGATACTAGTGGTAGTTATTTTGATGTATATATGAACGGATTACAACCTGAACGCTACTATAAATTATTATTTAAAACTGTATTAGCTACTGGTGGAACAGTTATATCTGATAATAATTACTATTTTAAAGTTATAAGATAATGTCTCGTATACCAATAGAGAAAACAGTATTTGATAAAGATGCTTTTAATAGAGTTGTTAATACTCAATTTAATCAGCTAGCCCCAGCTAATGGATTAAATGGAACCGGAGAGGTAGCACCTACTTTTACTTTAGAAGATTTTTTAGCTTTATTTAATTCATTGTACCCTCTTATGCCAAATGATTTATTACAACAGTTATTAAATAAAATAGCAGGCACATTAGGTGTAAATGTTGACACCACAGATATACAAGCTTTACTAGATGAAATAACTTCACTAAGACAACAATTAGTAGATGTTCAAACTACAGTTAATAATGCAAACCAACTATCAAACCAAGCTTAATAAATGGCAGATAATATAAAAATAGTAGGTAGTATATTAAACACAACACAAGTATCTCGCTATTCAGCAGATGACTTAAGACTAATTACTTCTCAAAAAATAAAAAAAAGTTTTGGAGCTCCTAACGATTATATAGAATATTTTGTATATGATATAGGAAATACCTTATTAGAAACAAGTTATAATTACCGCGAATATAAATTACCAAATGATGTTGCTTTAAATTCAGGTGTTAATCCTAATTTAAATATAAACAATACAACATCTACAGGAGCTGAGGTAGGTAGTGTATCAAATTTATCAATAACAGCATCATATCCTATTATTGAAATTGATCCTGTAATGGATCTTGAAAATTTAGGATATTCATCAGGTGAATTTAAGGTTCAATATAATATATTTAAAAATAAAATTTCAAGTTTCCCATCAGCTTCTTTATTTATTAAAGAAATTTCTCCTGATAGAACAGAAATACGAGCAGGATCTGTTATTTTAACTGACGATCAAATAGAAAGTGGTTCTCTTGCTTTAATTGATTACTATAATTCATCTTCTTATTTTGATCCATTTCTTTTAAATTTTGGTAATAATACTCAAGAATTAGTTACCAATATTGTTTTAAATAGAGTTGATACTGGGTATGAAATATTATTTAAATTATATAATGAATTAGATAGTGTTGTTAATGAAAAAACATCATTTTGGGTAGTAGAAGAAGTTTCTACTCCATATATTTTTGACATTAATCTTGACGCTATATTTTCGGCACCTGCTATAAAAAAACTAAGAGGACCTAATTTTAGAAATAGAGGACAAAGAAGAGGTTCTAACACAACTAATACAGCTTATCAAAGTGCAGACGGATTAGATTTAAATAATAATTCTTTATTAAATTTAAATATATCTCAAAGTATTAGTATTAATATTAATTATGATGGAGAAGGTGGTGATAATGGTGGTTTTGGAAACTTTGTAACATTTGGTTCGGCTTTATCACGTATACAAAATTTCTTTACTAAAGTTAAACAAATTGAAACGGGTAATAACTTTATAAATTATTATACACCTTATATATCAACTACTAGTAGTTTACAATCTGAAATAAATTCATACTCATCTAGTATAAACAATACTATAGCTAATTTTGATGGGTTTGAAAATTACTTATATTTCACTTCAGGATCTTTAACGTCTTCTTTACAATATGGAATTACTCCATTCCCAAAACAAAGTTCTAATAAACCTTATATTTTATATCCTTCAACATCATCACAAGCTGTTACTTGGTATAATAATATTACACTAAATGCTGAAGACTATGATTCAGATAATGTAAATTATTTTAAATATTCAGTACCGTCTTATGTTGTAGATGATCCAGACAACGCCAATTATTTAGTTTTCCTAAATATGATGGGTCAATATTTTGACAATATATGGATATATATAAAATCAATAACGGATATTAATTTAGCCAATAATAATTTAAATGTTGGTATTTCTAAAGATGTTGTATACAATTTATTACAATCTTTAGGAGTAAGTGTATTTAATAGTTTTGGAGATAATAGTATACTTCAATATTTAACTGGTGCTAATACAGGAAGTTATTCATATAGTGGTTCTTTAAATGATTTTTCTTATACAAGTTCTTACTTAAATAATATTCCTAAAAAAGATTTATTAGCAGAATCATACAAACGTATTTACCATAACTTACCTTTATTATTACAACGTAAAGGTACTGTTGCTGGTTTAAGAACATTACTTTCTACATTTGGTATTTTAAATCAAGATTACTATACAATTTCTGGTTCTACTTATTACACTCCTACTGGTAGTGCTTTAACAAGTAGTATATTAAATATAAAAGAATTTGGTGGTTCTACTACAGAAGGTTTATTAATAGGATATAATAATGATAAAGTTAGATTAATAGATAATATTACAGCAAGTGTATCTGGTACTTTTGGAAATGTATTATCTCGATATTCTAGTATAATGCAATACACAACTGCTTCTTCTAATTTTAGAACAGTAGATGATAATTATGTTGATATATCATTTTCACCTCAAACACAAATAGATACTTACATATCTAAATCTATTTCTTCGGTTAATACTAATTGGTCAATAGATAATTACATTGGTGATCCTCAACAATTATATAGTGGATCATATAATGATTTAGATGCTCAACGAAAAATATATTTTATTGATGGTACTGGTTCATATTCTGGGTTTACAAGCTCATTAATGGATTATAATGGATTTATCCGTTTAATTCAATTCTTTGATAATTCAATATTTAAAATGTTAGAAGATTATGTTCCTGCAAGAACTAGTCTTACAACAGGTATTACTATTAATTCTCCTGCTTTAGAAAGAAATAAATGGTCTTATGCTCGTATTAACAATACAACTAATGAATTAGAAAAAGATGGTAAAATAAATGCACCTATATTTACTTCTGTATATGATGATTACTATAATAGTATGCCAAACAATAAATCAGCATATTTTACAGGTGAATTAAGTGGTAGTCAACTTAGTATAAATAATTATTTTACTACAGGTAATTTTAATCCTTATTTGCGTGATTTAATACCATATAATAATAACCAATCTCCTTACCAACAAGCAGATTCTAATAATTTTTTACATTCAGACTTTAATGTATTACAAAATAATGTATCTAGAAGTTTATCTTCAACTTCAAGACAAAAATTAGAAATATCAGGAAGTTCAGGAATTTTAGGTAGTGGTTCATATGTTTTATTAGTAACTGCTTCTTTACAAGATTCTTATTTATCCCTAGATTCATATAATTTATCACGCCATAAAGGAGTAAAAGTATCTAGCGTAGACTATAACATTTATACTTCAGGATCAAATACATACGATGGGGATAAATCATATGGTAAAACAGCAGCTATTGATCATTATGTTAGAAAATTTGGTTTATTTACTCAAATAGTAAGTAGTTCATTTTTTGAAAACCGTAATACAGTAGCATTAAAATATCTTGTAGATGAAAGCGGTAGTTTAACTGAACTAAATCAATCTAAAATTAATAGTAGTATTGAAAATCATTGGTTTGATGTTCAAAACACATTTAAAACAGATGCCGCTGCTATATCATTATTTGATAATCAAATGTATGGTGATCAAAAAGGTACAGACGGTGAAAAAGTACTTTTTGATAGTGGATATTCTTATTATCCTTTATTATACTATACAGGATCTGATCCAAAATTATATTTTCAATTTACTGGAAATGGTAGTGGTATTATATTACGTACTAATTTTAGTGGTTCTTCATTATTTATAACAGGTAGTTCTAGTAATAGATACACAGCTTCTGCTTTTACAGGCGGGACAGGTAGTATATTTCCTATTTTTGATAGACCAGATCCTAATTTTTCAAATGGTTTTAGTTATTACTCTAATATAAGAAACTTAAGTGGATCTGCTCAATTTACTAATAGTTTTCCCACATATAGTGTTCCTCAAAATGCTAATATGGCATTTTCAGCTAATTTTGGTATATCTATACAATTTCCCACTGCATCAAATTCAGTAACTTATAAATTTGATTTAGTAGCATCTGGTTCTGGATTAGCAAATCTTAATATAGGTTCTCAAACTCAAACCTTTACAGCAACAGGAAGTATTTTATCTTCAACATTAATATTTAATGTTACTAGTTCATTTAGAGATTATGCACCTGGGGATCAAATTACATTTCAATTAAGACAATATGGAGTAATAGCAGGTACAGGTTCATTTACTTCATCTTTTTTAAGTACTGGGGATGGAACTACATTTAATGGTTTAAGAAATACATTACAAGCTTCAAATATTAATCCATTCGCTATAACTAGTTCAGGTCAATTCATATCAGGATCTAATGGGCTTGATACGTTTTTCCTAAATCAAAGTTTATCAAGTTTTATTGATTATGTATATTTACCTGCTACTAGTTCTATTAGCTTGCATAAGACTTATGGAAATATAAATAATTCTTTTGCACCTAAGGTTGGAGATGTGATGTTAGTTTATTATAATAATAATGCTCAATATCAAGAATTTAATATTAATCGTATAACTCCTGGTACTAATTTAGGTATAACAGTAACTCCTAATTTAGTAACTAACTTAGCTTTAGGTACCTATGGATCTAATTCAATAAGTAAATTACTATTGTTATCAAAACAACCAGATGAAACTAATCTTAATTTAATTTTTGATAAAGAAGATGGGCAAACATCATATGGATTTGTTATTCCTAATAACTTATCACCAGATGTGTTAAATAATATTGATACAATAACTAGACAAGTAAAAACAAAATTAATTTCAAATGGTAATCAAGGATTAACAATAAACACCGTTTAAAAATTAATAACTTAATATATTTATAATATATACAACATAAAGAACTATGGCAATTTTAAATCCTACATTTGTAACTGTAGATGCAATATTAACCACTAAGGGCCGTCAATTATTGGCTCGTAACGATGGTTCATTTCAAATTACGCAATTTTCATTAGCGGATGATGAAATTGATTATACTTTGTATAATCCTTATCATCCATCGGGCTCTGCATATTATGGCGAAGCTATTGAATCAATGCCTGTAACTGAAGCGTTTCCTAACGATTCACAAATTATGCGTTATAAACTAGTAACTTTACCTCGTGGTACATCACGTTTACCCGTTGTTAATGTTGGATATAATAGTATTTCATTGCGTCAAGGTGCTTCATTAACAATTACTCCACAAACACTTAATTACTTAGGTGCTACAAGTACATTTGAAGCAAACGGATATATAGTAACTGTTTCTGATTCAAGATTATTATCTTCATTCTCAGGTACAGGTATTACTGTAACAACACCTGCAACAGGATTAAATACAACTTCAGGTACTGTTCTTTCAACTAGTCAAGTTGGTACTTCATTTACATTAACAGGTACAACAATTAATACTTTATTCGGATCAAGTTTGACTACTCTAACAACTACACTTACCGTTATTGGTAGAGATAGTGGAGCTAGAATTACTATCCCATTAAACATAAACAAAGTAGCCACAGTTTAAAATAATATAAACAATGTCATTTACAAGATACAATACAGAAGATTCAGTAGTTAGCTCAGAAACCGTAGTACGCGGATTATTTAGTGGTGATTATAATAGTCTACCTTCATTTTTTACAGCTAGTAATCAAACTGAATATTATTTAGATGTTTATGATGCAAACACAACAACTAATCCATCAGCTTCTATTCAATTTGACATTCAATTCGGAAATGTAAATGGATCAGGTTCAGCTCCAATCAATACAGCTGTTGTTGGTTATACCCCATCTCGTATAGTTTATGGTCAATATAGAAATTTAGTTTATGGAACTGAAGTTACAAACTTTAGTTTTGATGGTGGAACTACAATTTCCGATTCAATTTATGTAATTAATATTTCTAGAGCTCGTTATAAAGAGTCTTTATTACCTGGTTCTTTTAATTTAGCTTTAAAAGGTACTGCAACAAGTTCTTTGTTCTTAACAGATGATAGTGGTACTACAAATTTAACTCGTTTTATAGGTGAAAATAGATATTATAATATTATAAGTGGTAGCAATGGTGCTCATTATACAACAGGCGCTCCATCAACATATTATGGTTTATTTTTCCCTGATTTGAATATAGCTGTGTTAAATGCAAATGCATTAACATCAAGCGTTGGGGGTGGTTATTTTGTAACTTCTAGTTTAGGAAGTGGAACCGCTTTCAACCATAGAAATTTATATGATTCAATTAATAGAGGAAATGCTACAGGTAGTTTTACTTTAAAATCATCTGAAACTATTTCTGCACGTTATTTCTTCACACGTATTAAAAATAGTGAGTATAATTACACATCTAATCCATCTATTATAGATGCAAATGGTAATTTAAATTTTACTACTTTAATTAATAATCCTCAAACATACATTACAACAGTAGGTATGTACAACGATAATAATGAATTGTTAGCTGTAGCTAAATTAAGCAAACCATTAGTAAAAGACTTCACAAAAGAAGCATTAATTCGAGTTAAGTTAGATTATTAATTTATGTATGTCATCATTCAAACAACTAAGCAAATCAGACGTTACGCATGTTTCCTATGCCGCAAATAAGCAATGGAATCTAACTTATCCTTTAGGATATCCCAATAATGATAGTTATGTAACAATTTATAAAGGTACCAATGTTTCTGGTACTTTTGATCACACAATGGACCCTATGACTGAGGGTCAATATGAACGTTTAATTTATGATCAAATTGATCATTTATTTTATCATTCATTTAGTGGTTCCTTTTTAAATACTGCTTCTTTAGCTAATTCATTTCTATATGAGTCAGCATCTCAACAATACGCTACTTCATCATATTTTATTTATGATGAAAATCCTAATTTAATCAAGAATTTTCCTACAGGAGCTAATGCTGGTATTCGTGTATTAAATGTTAATCAAGATATATACGGTGAAAAATTATTACCCTATAATTTTAATTTATCATCTTCTGATTACAACATAACAGATGATGGTAATGGTAATTTATTTGATATAGGAAGTGTTCATGTTGGAAATATTTTTTATCCTCAAGGATTAGCTATTATTACTAATCAAGCATATCAAAATATATTTCCTTTACCTCCATTAGCAGTAGCTGATTTTATTACTGTTAAAGCAAGTGACTATGAAAAGACAGGAAGTATTAATCTTTTAGATAATGACATTGTAAGATCAGGAAATCTTCTTACAAGTTCTATTGCAATCTCAGGAAGTTATAATCAGTTAGATATTATTAGACTTACAGGTAGTTTTAGCCAATCAGCGGCAATGTATGCTGATGTTAATATTCCTGCATACCAAACAGGTAGTGGTGGTTCAGGTAGTATTCCTTATGAACCTGTTACATCAAGTAATTATAAATTTTTTCAAAAAGGAATTTATGATGCTTATTACACAGTAAAATCTACAGGTAGTTTTGGACAACTTTTAAGTAACAAAGCATTAGTTAGATTTAATGTTACAGAACCAGATTGTGATTTTACTTTTCAGGTAGCATTTTCAATACCTGCACCTACACCAACTAGTACTCCAACAATTACTCCAACTTTAACATCTACTCAAACATTAACACCAACAGCTACTCAAACGTTAACACCAACCCAAACACCGACATTAACAGCTACTCAAACGTTAACACCAACACAAACTCCAACATTAACATCTACTCAAACAGTAACCTCAACTCAAACACCAACACTAACATCTACTCGAACATTAACTCCTACAAACACACCTACACAAACACCAACACTTACAGCAACAAGAACATTAC